ATGAGCAATGTTAGCGCAATCACCGGGGCAACCGGCAAGGACTTGGAGACATTGACGCAATTAGGCAAGGATCTTGGATCTACGACGGCATGGAGCGCGCAGGAGTGCGCCGAGGCTATGCAATATACCGGCATGGCAGGTTGGGACGCACAGCAGAACGTAGCCGGTTTAGCAGGTATCTTAAATTTGGCAAGCGCAAGCGGTACAGACCTTGCCACGACATCGGATATTATGACGGACGCAATCAGCGCGTTTGGAGATTCGGCGAGCGATTCCACGCGGTATGCGGACGTAATGACGGCGGCGTGTACCAATGCTAATGTTTCCGTAGAGACGTTAGGGGAAAGCTACAAATACGCGGCGTCAATCTGCGGCACTATGGGTTATTCCGTGGAAGATGCAACCACAGCGTTAGCAGCTATGGGAAACATGGGTATAAAAGGATCGAGCGCCGGAACGTCGTTAAAGAACGCAATCGCAAGTTTAGCAGCACCGAGCAGCAGCGCGGCGTCATTGATGGATCAGTTGGGGATCAGCTTAACCAATTCCGACGGATCCATGAAAAGCCTAAACGACGTGATCGCAAACTTAAAGGGATCGTTTAGCACGTTGTCCGAAACCGAGCAGGCAGCGGCGGCAAAAACACTTTTCGGCAAAAATGCAATGACCGGAATGTTGGCGGTTATTAACACGTCAACGGACGATTACAACGCATTAAGCGACGCAATAACCAACAGCGGGGACGCGGCGCAGAACGCCGCAGAAACGCAGTTAGACAATTTAAGCGGGCAGATCACGTTATTAAAATCCGCTTTAGAGGGCGCGGCAATCACGATAGGAGACAAGCTATTACCCTACGTCAAGCAGGCGGTTAGTTGGGTACAAAAGGCGACGGATTGGTTTAACAATTTATCCGATTCACAAGTGAACATGGTTATAAAAATTGCGGGAGTGGCTGCGGCTATCGGTCCCGTACTTTTAGTATTCGGAAAACTTGTGACAGGCGTAGGCAAAGCCGTTTCGACATTCGGGGCAATTACCGGAGCAATCGCAAAGGCGGGCGGCGTCATAGGACTTATTACAAGCCCGGCGGGAATTGTAATAGCAGTTTTGGCAGGAATAGCGGCGGCGGCTATTATCGTGGTTAAGAATTGGGACAAGATCAAGCCGGTCGTAGACAAGATAAAAGCGGCATTTATGAGCGCAATGCCCGGTATCAAGTCGGCGATTTCGACAGCAATCAACGCGGTAATGCCGATTGTGCAGACCTTAATAGACACGTTCAAGACAGTATTGCCAAAGGCTATTAACGTCGCAAAGCAGGTTATAGCAGCGATCACACCGGTTATCAAGACCGTAGTAAATACGGTAAAGACCATAGTACCAATTATCGCGTCAACATTCGTCGGAGTAGCGCGAAATCTAACGCCGGTTGTAAAAACAATCGGAAATGTAATAAAAGCGGTTATCCCGATAGTTGGGAAAATGCTTGGAGCGGCGTTTACATTCGTTGGAGGCGTGATTAAGAAAGTATCGCCGTATATCAGCAGGATTGCAAAGACGATCGGATCCGTACTTGTGGCAGCAGTGAAAGCGGTTAGCCCGGTCGTTAAAAAGATGGCGTCAACATTCAGCACAGTGTTTAACAGCATATTCAACATTGTGTCAAAGATCGTGAAAAAGCTAAAACCGGTATTCAACGGTATTGGAACCGTGATAAAAGCGGTTATGGCGGTTGTGAAAACTGAAATATCAATCGCATTTTCCATCGTAGCAAACGTGATCGAAACGGCAGCAGGAAGTATTAAGACCGTGATCGACGGCGTAGCAAAGGTATTCAGCGGAATACTGGACTTTATCAGCGGAGTATTTACCGGAGATTGGAAAAAGGCATGGGAGGGCGTAAAAGAGATATTCGGCGGAGCATTTGAGGCACTAACCGGATTGTGCAAGGTTCCGATCAATGCAGTTATAGGCTTAATCAATGGCGCAATCGAGGGCATTAACAGTATCAGCGTAGACATACCGGAGGGAATACCGTTAGTCGGCGGGAAACACATCGGTTTTAACATTCCAACCATACCGGCGCTTGCTAAAGGTACGCCGGATTGGATCGGCGGACTTGCGCAGATCAACGAAAAAGGCGGCGAGATTGTAGATTTACCGAAAGGATCCCGCGTATATCCGCACGACGAAAGCGTAGCGCTTGCAAAAAATACGTCAAATGCGCAGCTATCGACGATAAGCAACCGTTTAGCGAAGCTGGAAAAGGGCGGCAGCAACAAGAAAAGCGGAGACGTAAATATTACAATCCCGAAACTTGCGGATCAAATTGTGGTTAAGAACGAGGACGACATAGACAAGATCGCGGAGCAGATCGCAACAAATCTGAAAAACACCGCATTAAACATGGGGGTAGTGTGATGGAAATATGGTTAAAGCAGGGCAGTACGGAGTACCGTTTGCCGATCTTACCCGCAGAGGTAGCAGAGCAGGGGCAGCAGGACAATAAAACAGAAAATGTAAACGCATTGGGCGAGGTCAATTTGTTGGGACTGCAAAAGTTAGAGACAATAACGCTATCTGCACATTTCCCGAAAAGGGCAATGTATTACGACCAGTACAGCGGCTATCCCTCACCAAAAGATAGCGTAAAACTTATTAAGCAAATGAAAGAGGGCGGCGTTATCCGGTTGATAATGACCGCCCCGGCGCTTATCAATTACGAGGCAACGATAGAGAGTTTTGAATGGAAAGAGCAGGACGGAACCGGCGATATTTACTATACGATAGAAATTAAGAGATACCGCCGACCGAGCAAAAAGAGATCCACCAAGAAAGCGACCAAAAAAACAGTTACCGTTAAAAAGGGCGACACTTGGAAAGGATTAGCAAAGAAATATACCGGATCGTCAAAGAACGCTAAGAAGATACAAAAGGCGAACAAAATGACGAATAAGAAAAAGCCGCCGGTAGGAAAGAAGATCACAATACCGAAATGTTGATTAAGTGGAAAAAGAAAAAGGACGGCAAGACCTACGACATTACAAAATGCGTAGGTACGGTAACTTGGAGCGGATCGGTAGAGCAGGCAGCGCGGGAGGCGAGCATAACCGTGTTAAATGCGCCGAACGATCCAAACATTACCGCCCTTAAGCTAAATTTGGCAGTAGGCGACGTTATCACGTTATATGAGGATAGCGCGCTTATTTTTTATGGAGAAATCCAAACGAGCGAGAAAAAGGACGAAATCGGCACAGTTACCTATAAGGCGCGCGATCTTATGGAACACCTGCTAAGAATCAATCACAAGCAGACGTTTAGGAACAAGACCGCAGAGGCAATTACAAAGAGCATTTGCAAGAAATACGGCATTACGACCGGAACCGTAACCGCAACAAAGAAAGCAATCAAAAAGATCATCATAGACGACAGCACGTTATACGAGATCATAATGATCGCATACACAAAGGCGGCGAAAAGCACCGGTAAAAAATATATGGCGTATTTCGACGGCAAAAAGCTATGCGTAAAGGTCAAGGGAACCGTGATAAAGGGCTACACCTTAGACGAATATGTAAACATGACCGCCGCGTCATACGAGGAAAGCATAGAAAACATGGTAGACCAAGTAAAGATCTACACCGACAAGGGAAAGCAGGTAGGCGTAGTTAAAAACGCTGCAAACGTGAAGCGCTACGGCATTTACCAAAGCCTATACACAAAGGAAAAGGGCGTAAACGCACAAACGGCGGCTAAGAATATGCTAGAGGGGATCACGAAGAAAGTAAACGTCGAGGCGATAAGCGGCGACGTTAAGTGCGTGGCAGGCGACGGCATAAAGGTTTACGACCAAGCAACCGGGTTAAATGGTTTGTTTTGGATCCAAAACGATACCCATACATGGGAAAACGGATTGCACACCATGAGCCTAGAATTAAGTTTCAAGAATGTAATGGATAAAAAGACAACATCATAAGGAGGCGGGGAAATGACCGGGTACGAAAGAATCATAAGCCTTATGAGAGAGCAGGGCGCGGCGTATAACAACAAGCCGCTGCAGTTTGGAGAAATGCAAAGCGAAACCGTGTGCATGGTTGGCGATCTCAAACTGGAGGGCGACGATTTCATGGTAGCCGAGCATTTGACCGACTACGAAACAGAGATTGACATAGAGAACACGGGCAAAAGGAAAGTGAAAGTATATAACGCGCTGAAAAAAGGCGACATCGTATTGGTGCAGCGCATGAGCGACGAGCAATATGTGATAATTGAAAGGTTGGTGGAGGCATGAGTTTATTTCCGGCTTATATCGAGGACGAGGACGTTATAGAAGAATTGGACGAGGAATTGGAAACACCGAAAGAATTTGGTATAGATTTCGCGACCGGACAATTAACCGGCGTTATCGTCGAGGGGATCGAGGCAATCAAAGTATGGTGCTATATTGCATTGCAGGTTGCACGATACCGGTATTTTATTTGCAGTTGGGAGTACGGAAACGAGTTAGAGGATCTGTATGGAAAAGGATATAGCGCGGAGCATTTGGAAAGCGAAATAAGCAGAATGGTTGAGGAGTGCTTATTGGCAAGCGACTATATCGAAAGCGTGAGCGTTACAAATACCAATTATGAGGGCGGAAGATTTACGGCGGAGGTATCGGTAACGACGATATACGGCGAGGAAACAACGGAAACATACGAAACGGAGGTTGCATAATGGAGTACAACAAAGATTATGAAACCGTCTTAGAGGAAATGCAGGGAAAAATAGACGGCGACATTTCAAAAGGCGAGGGAACATTGGTTAATTTTGCGCTTGCACCTGCGGCGGCGGAGTTCGAGGAGTTATACAGCAACTTGGAAGTAGCAGACGAAAACAGCAGCCCTCTATCATGCGACCGCGATCATTTATTGGTATTCGGATCCGACGATAACATACCGGTCAAAGAGGCAACGGCGGCGGTATGGCTTGCGACGT